TTTTAGCAGTTTTTTATTGTTTTTTGTCAATTTAAAGATTGATTTATATCAATGTTTTTATTGATTTTGATACACGACAAAATACTCTTTAAACAGCTCTAAAACATACGCTGAAGGTTCTATTTCATAATATTTTATATTGTTATCTTCGTCGTATATTTTTTCAATGTAAAAAATTACACATGTATAAGCTATATAATAATTTAACTTTTTGTAGCTTCCATCTTCGTTTTTAATAGTATCATAGATAAATTCATAGTTATAAACACTTAAAGCAAATAAAGCATCTCTAACCAACTTTTCATTTTTTTTATCTAGTTCAGCTATTTTTAAAATTTCTTCGATAGAAAGCTGAATTTGAGGTATAAAAGGAGTTTTTGTAGAGTTTAATTTTAATCTAACTTTTCTACTATTAATGAGCTCTTTAAGTATAGTATACATAATTTTTTTATAATCTTCGTTTAAATCTAGATTATGTCGTTCAAACTCGCCTTTTAGCTGTTCAAAATCTTTTTTAAATTCAATTTCTAACTGCATATAACTTTTACTTTATTCGCATATATTCGTTTATTTGCTCGATAAAATCATCTAAACTATTAACTACTAAACATTTGTAACCATTAGCACTTAACAGTTCTATCATGTCAAACTGCTTTTTGCGTAATCTATCATAACCATATTTTATCTCTATAAAAGCTCCGTGATAATCGCCTTTTGGCACAGCTAAAAACAAATCTGGTACACCAGCTTTTAACCCTTCTTTATTTAGCCTGTTATAAATTTTTACTCGCAGTTCTTTATCAAATATCGGTAAACCGTTTGGTATTGCAAAGAGTAGATCTTTATATTCGCTATACTGGTAACGAAACCATTTCACGCAGGCTGACTGTAATCTACTATGCCCGTCTAAATTTACTTTATAAATAACAATTTTACTTCTTTTTTCTGTTTGCTTTTTCATATCCTTTTTTTTAAATTGTTAATTAATTAATCTTCCACAACTTTTTTTATTATTATAATTAATCATCTTCTTCTTCTTCATAATAGTTATCAAAATTACTATCAAAAAAATGATATATAACTTCATTCGCAAAACTTTCACATATATAATAGAATACTTCACTTGCAAAATCCCTAAAATGTGCATTATGCTTTTCTGTGAATTTTTCTAATTCAATATTTATCTTTATAAGTTCTTTATAGTCCGTCTTAAATTCATTCTTATACCATTCTATTATAGCTTTTAAATCTTCTTTATTATAATAATATGTTAACTTATAATTTCCTTGTTCTCCTTCCATTACAAGGTCTTCATATATCAAATTTGCCAAATCTTTCTCTAACGAGCAAATCGTTTTATCACCTTTCATATTCTTTATACCTAAATAGTATACTATTCTATCTTTTACTTTTTCTATTGTTTCCATTTTGTACCTCCTTTTTATTTTTGTGTAATACTCTCTTTTGTTAGTAAATACTCTCCCTTACCAAAGTAAAGGGAGCACCTACCTTTTGTTATTTCATTAATTTTATCTATTGCTATAATTCTATCTAAATAATCGCTTTCGTGCAGCACTACTATTCCTTTTAAAACGTTTAAATTTACATTTTTTAATAAACTACAAAAACGTTGCAGAGACATATGGTTCTGTAAACCTTTATAGTGCATATATTCCACGCTATTATTTACTATAGCATCTTGTAAAATTTCCTCATCATAACTAATCTCGCTAAAAATATAATCTAGCTCGTTGTATAACTTGCTAATTTTATAGTAATCTGTTGCCCACATTATGCTTATATCTTCAACTTCATTATAAATATATGCAGCAATGTTTTTTACATTATGAAATGCTTCAACTGTAGTTACTCTAAAATTGTCATATAAATATATGCAGCAATGTTTTTTACATTATGAAATGCTTCAACTGTAGTTACTCTAAAATTGTCAATCTTTTTACTTGTACAATCATTAATTATATAAGTTATCTCACTTATCTTATCTTTATATTTCGCGTGATCATTGTGCTGATGTGTAACTATACAAGCTTTTAATCTATTAAAAACACTTGTATCTTTTATCATTTTAGTACTTAAACCACAATCTATCATTATTGCAGTCAAACTATCATCAATGAGGGACAGGTTGCCGTCGCTCCCTGTCCCGTAAATATTAACTCTTATCATAGCTAAAATGGTATTTCAATATCATTATCTACTTCATTATCTACTTCATTATCTACTTCATTATCTACATCTGTAACTACTTCATTTTGCTCTGCTACTCCATTATCTACTTCATTATCTACATCTGTAACTACTTCATTTTGCTCTGTAACTACTTCATTAGTAATATTTTTACCTTTCTTTACAGTAGCTTTTTTAGCTTCTTTATGTTCATTTGTAACTACTTCACTAACTACTTCATCTTCTTTATCGTTGTCTATGTAAATAAATTCATTTTCACCTACTATAACTGCTTGGTCTGTCTGCAATGCACGTCCTATTTCATCAGTCAAAAATGGCATGTATTTTTTTAATGTTAATTTTCCTATTGTTTTACAGCCCATTTCAATAAAATTAGTCACCCACGCCCCTTGATTATGCTTAAAACTTTCCGAATATCGTTTTGCATGTGCCATCATTTGTTCATATGTCATAAATTCAGTACGTTTAAAACCATTTTTTAATTCAAGATAACATGCAAACCCAATTATTTTATTTGATTGCTTTTTTGAAAAATCAAATTTTGAACCTGTTAGAGGGTTGAATTCTAACAATTGTCCATCGTATACTTCAGTTGTGCTAAAATTTATAACTAAACCACTACGAATTGCTAATGCTATAAAGCCCTTTGCTCCAATTTGAAATTGTGCATAAGTTTTGCCCTTCTTATTATCCCTGTATGGTATAAGATATGCAAGTCCGAAATTGTTATTAATAGGTAGTTTTAGTATAGCAGCATTCATTAATCCAAATAGCACACTATTTCTATCTATATCAGCTGGGAAGTTATTCTGCTGGATAGTAGTTATAGCAGACATTATAAAGTTTGTCGGGTCTTGCACTAATTTTGCGAATTCTTTTATAACATTATCCTGCTTTAAGAACTCTTTTAACGATAAATTTTCGCTTTTTTTAATCTGAGTTTCCATTTTTTATTCCTCCAATTTTTTAATTCTTTCAATGTAATTATTTAAATCTTCTATATATTTCTCAAAAACGTCTTTTAAGCTTCTAATAATAGATATCTTATCATATATTTTAAGTGTCTTGAAATCAACTCCTCTTTCATACTTAAAATTATTCTCATTATAATCATCTTTACTTACATAATATAATTTTGCTTCACATGTCTTTAAATAGTATACAGGCTCCATACCATTATAAATATAAAATCTACTATACACTTTTAAACGTTTAAAATCTTCTTTTTGCAACATACCATAATTAGTTGCATCTGCCCATTTTTGCAGTATACCTGCAAATTCATTGTCTAACTTTTCTTCGACAATTACTTCTAACTTTACAGCTAACTTGCTAATCTCTTGTAACTGCTTTTCTATTTGTGCTTTCATATTTTTTCTTACTGCTGCCCTGCAGATTTTTTTTGGCACCTGGCTCGCCGATTTGTTTTTATATCTCATTTATTTGTAATTTGTTATAATTGTCAACTTTAGTTATAACTACATTAATGTTATTTTTTTTCAATCTTTCTATTAACTTAATATAATTGTCATCATCAAAACTCTCACCTCTATCAATTAGTAATAAATATTTTAAATTATAATTTTTCCTTAATAATAACATCAACTCAACATTTGCTCTAATCTTTTCACTGTCAGAACTACTTAAGTAATCTACATCATTTACTAATATCTTGCAAGCTGAAATTAAATCACCACTTTTTAAACTATCATAAAACGAAAATCTTATAACATCAAAGTTGCTATTTACTTCATTCTCAAACTTTTCTGCATATCTTATACGTGCATCCTGCAACTGCTTTATCTCACTCTCTATTGCTAACTTTTTAGTGCTCAACTCTTTCAAGTTTTCATTCTGTACCTTTACAAGCTCTGTTATATTAGTTACAACTTTATCATTACTACTTTGCTTTAGCAAGTCTTCTAATTGCACCTCTAATTCATTCTTTAGCCTTTTATTATTATCTATATCATAATTCTTTATTTGTAATTGCAATGTCTTTAACTTGCTTTCATTTAAAACAATGTTATCTTTTAATTTTTTTATTTCTTTCTCTATCTTTTCTATTTCATCTATTAATTTTTTGCCTTCAGCTGTCAAATTCTCAAGCTCCTTTGCCTTCTTATCAAATTCTATCTTCTGCAATGTAGGAGGTAATTTTTGTTTGCAATTAAAACATATATCTGTCTTGCGTTTTGCAACTTCTTTATAACTTGCTCTCAAACTTGCTAATCTATCATTTAATAAAGCTAACATTTGCTCATTATTCGATATGTTACGCCTGTTGTTTTCATTTTCAAAACTTAACTTTTTTATTTCTGTTTGCAAATTTACAACCTCGTTTATTTCATCTTCTTTTTGCTTTATTAACTGCTTTATCTTCTCAATCTCTCTCTTTATCTCTACTTCATTCTTACTATTATCAACAAACTTTACATTTTTATACGCCTCTATTTGAACTTTTATATCATCAATTTTCTTCTTTATAGCTTCTAATTCTGCCTTTTTAGCGTCTATCTCTTTTGTATCTTCATTCATCTTAAAAGTATCTAATATTATTTTTCGCCTCCTTTCCATTGTTAAGCTTGTAAAATAATACTCATATACCATCGCAGATAGTAATATATCACTATCTGCATAGCCAAAATGATCATAAACAACCATCTCAAAATCTTTGCTTTTAATCTCGTCTAAATCTTTGTAATAAAGTGTCTTTGTACCATTACCATCTTTTACAACTTTCTTTGTTAATGTAAATTCTTCTAATTCTATAGCTACACTTGCATAATCAGTACCATGCCTGATTATATCAAACTTCGTATCTCCATAGATATTTTTTCCTGTAAAATACCAACATAGCGCGTCTAAAACAGACGTCTTACCTATACCATTTACAGCACTACATTCTGTAATGCCTTCAAGCTCAAATTCAATGCTTTCGAGCCCTTTAAAATTTTCGATTTTTGCTTTCATAACTTTTTGTTTTTTTCGTTTCCATATTTTTTTAGATTAATCTCCATTTATTATTAAACACCACTTACCAAAAATATTTCTATCATCATCGAGTGAAAATATGATAGAATGTTTGTTAATATCACAATTAACATTGCCATATTTTTTGTCAGTGAATGGAATATCATAATAGCATAATATTAATTTTTTTACATTTTTTTCTTTTTTTAGTTTATTATTTTTAGTAATTTTAAAAAAATGAT